CTATTATTGTCCCGGCTGATCCCGTGCCGATCATGAACCCCCGGCTTCAAGACTTTGCCACGGCAGAGACGAATACTCGGGCGACATCAGGCCAGAACACGATTGATTCAAGGACTGGTTTGCCGATCATTAACGGAAATACCCGCATTACGCAGAATGATAAAGTGCGTGTGACGCAACAGACGGGTGAACCTCCGTTTGGGCTTAACGAAGAGCCGGGAACGAGTATTGCTGTTCCTGCCGATATTGGTGGCAACGATCCCGGATTGCCGTACAATATGGACGAAGTGCCAGAGACGGGATCATTGTAATGTCCACGAACATCCAAATCCCGAACCTCCCGGCAGCCATTGCTTTGAGTGGTACGGAACAGATGGAGGTTGTGCAGGCGGGTGTATCCAGCCGCGCAACCACTCAGCAGATTGCGGATTTGCAAGGCACTGGCCCAACCGGCCCGACTGGGGCAGCGGGGCCGACAGGATCGACAGGCGCTACTGGCCCTACGGGCGCGAGCGGCGTTGCCGGACCTACAGGCGTGTCTGGCCCTACCGGCGACACTGGCCCAACCGGCCCCACTGGCGCTACCGGGCCTACCGGCCCTACTGGCGTCTCCGGCCCTACTGGCGATGCTGGCCCCACCGGGCCTAGCGGCACAGGCCCAACCGGGGCTACTGGACCCACAGGTATGTCTGGCCCCACCGGACCTACGGGCGTGTCAGGCCCAACTGGAGACATTGGCCCGACTGGGCCGACAGGTGATACTGGCCCAACTGGCCCCACAGGTGTGTCTGGTCCGACTGGAGACATTGGCCCTACAGGCCCAACAGGCCCAACGGGAAGCACTGGCCCGACTGGACCCACAGGTGTGTCTGGCCCCACTGGCCCCACAGGCGTGTCTGGTCCGACAGGCCCGACCGGAGCTACTGGGCCTACGGGAGCTAATTCTGTTGTCGCGGGACCAACTGGCCCTACCGGCGGCACCGGCCCTACCGGACCAACTGGTAGTGTTTCAAACGCAACTGCGATAGCATACGCAATACTTTACGGACTGTAGGAGAACACGATGTCAAACCCGAATATTGCAGCCGTAGCAGCTATTTACGGCACAACGACCTACTACACGCCCAGCGGCACCGCAGCGGTTGTTCTGGTTCCCAATGCGGCTGCTTCTGGTACGGTTTTTAAGATCAACCAGATTGTCGCGGCTAACGTCAACGGCACGTCTGCAGTAGACACGACCGTCTCGATCTACAGCAACGGCGCTGTGGCTCAGGGGTCGGCCCCGTCTGGCGGCACGGCGTATCCGATTGTCTCAACGGTTTCAGTCCCTGCTGACGCCTCGCTGATCGTGACCGACAAGACGACTGCCATATACCTGATGGAAGGCACGTCGATTACGATCACCAGCGGCACGGCGTCGGGCATCACTTACACGATCAGCTACGAAGTCATCTCGTCGTAAGGAATTGTCATGTCCAGACGTTATAAGGGTGGCGTAATTAGCGCGACTGCGCCTGTTCCTACGGGGCCGAATCAGTGCGGGACCGCAAACGGCATCTGGACATTGCCGCAGCAGATGCAGTCTAGGGCTGCCGCGACGTGGCCCACGCAGGGAGATGTATCTGCAACTTTGGCTATTTTTGCTTTAGGATATGTTAGTGCCGCCGCTTCCACCACCCGCAACAAATACACATACTCTGGCTGCGTTAGTGCCGCAGCCACAGCAGCTAGTGCGGCCTCCTATGGGGGGGCCGCAGCAGGCAATTCTACTGCTGGTATTTTTGCTTTAGGGCGTAATTCCTCCAACCTCAATTCAACCACCCGCAACAAATACACCTATTCCGGCGACACAAATGCAGTAGCCACCGTAGCCAGTAATGCCTCGGCTTACGGCTCCGCCGCTGGAACTTCTACCGTTGGTATTTTTGCTTTAGGGTGTATTGGCTGTTCAGCTTCAACCACCCGCAACAAATACACCTACTCTGGTTGTACAAGCGCGGCAGCCACAGCATCTAGTGCGTGCTCGTATTACGGCTCCGCAGCAGGCACTTCTACCGTTGGTATTTTTGCTATAGGCAACACTGGCACCGTCCGCAACAAGTACACCTATTCCGGTGACACAAATGCAGTCGCAACCGCATCTAGTGCCGCATCCGCTGGTGGGTCCGCCGCTGGCAATGCCACCGTTGGTATTTTCGCTATAGGCAGCACCGGCACCGTCCGCAATAAATACACATACTCTGGCGACACAAGTGCAGTAGCCACAGCATCTAGTGCTGGATCATGTGGTGGGTCAGCAGCGGGCAATACTACGGTTGCTATTTTTGCTTTAGGAAATGCTCCCACTGCTTCAACCACCCGCAACAAATACACCTATTCTGGCTGCGTTAGTGCCGCAGCCACAGCAGCTACTGCGGCATCTGTTATAGGCTCCGCCGCCTCCAACGGCACAACAGGGGTAAACGCCTAATGTCACGCACATACCCCGGCGGCATCATCACGAAGACCCCTGTCACGCCTGCGGGTCCGAATCAGTGCGGCGCGGCTCCCGGCATATGGACGCTTGACCAGCAGCTACAGGCGCAGAAGTTGGGCATATGGCCTACGCAGGGGACATCGGTTGGGACTTTGGCTATTTTTGCTTTAGGATGCGTTGCCGGAAATCCTTCTACAACCCGCAACAAATACACTTATTCTGGCTGCGTTAGTGCAGCCGCCACCGCCGCCAGCGCTGCATCAAAGCGTGGATCCGCAGTGGGCAATTCTACCCGTGGTATTTTTGCTTTAGGGCTTGATCCATGTGCTTCAACAACCCGTGATAAATACACATACTCCGGTTGCGTTAATGCATCAGCCACCGCATCCAGTAATGCATCATACAGTGGGTCAGCCGCCGGTAATTCTACCGTGGGCATTTTTGCTTTAGGGAATAGACCCTGTGCTTCAACCACCCGCAACAAATACACCTATTCTGGCTGCACAAGTGCGGCAGCAACTGCCGCCAGTGCAGCATCGCGTTTGGGTGCCGCAGCAGGCAATTCTACCGTTGGTATTTTTGCCTTAGGAAGCCTTGGGTGTCCTTCAACTTCCACAACCCGTGATAAATACACCTATTCTGGTGACGTAAATGCCGCCGCCACCGCAGCCAGTGATGCATCACGTAATGGGTCTGCCGCAGGCAATTCTACTGTTGGTATTTTTCATCTAGGATATGTTCAACCTGCCTGTGCTGTTTCTACAATTCGCAACAAATACACCTACTCTGGTTGCACCAGCGCAGCAGCAACTGCCGCTAGTAATGCATCACAAGCTGGGGCAGCCGCCGGGGGTGCTACCGCTGGTATTTTTGCATTAGGATTTACTACCGCTCGTTCCACCACCCGCAACAAATACACCTATTCCGGTTGCACCAGTGCCGCAGCCACAGCATCCAGTGCTGCATCAGCCTGCGGCTCCGCAGCCTCCAACGGCACAACAGGGGGCAACGTCTAAATGAACAGCAAGCCGCATCGCAATAACTCAGACTTTCAACTTCGCTACTTCATGGCGGGCTCTTGCTACACGCCTGATGGTGCGTGGGCGCTGCTGTACGGACAGAAGATTGACATGGAAGTAAAGGTCGAACACTCCAGATCGCAGAAGATGAAGCGCGAAGCCAAGATCATGGAGAACGAGGCGATTATGGCTGACCCCGACAAGAAGCCGTGGGAGCGGATGATTGCGGAAGCCACCATCATCGAGTGCAAGTCTACTGAAGACACATGGCGCAATAACAATGACGCCGCCATCATGGAACTGAAAACCATCAATGACCTGATGGCAGAACTTGAGCCACAGCGTAAATACGGCCACTTGCCCATGCTGGAGGCCAATGAAGCTCACCAGCGTGACGAGTGGCTGGGCGAGCTTCAGGGGCGTGTGGAGAACTTCATTCTATCGCAGGGCAGCATCCCTCACGATCACCTGAACACCATGCGCTGCCATCCCGACTTTGAGACAAAGATCGTGCCGCACATCAAGCAGGTCTTCACGGCTCTGGCTGGCAAGAGCGAGCGTTTGGACCTCCTTACGCGGCAGGCCCCCATATTCTTGGAGGATAAATCATGACTGGCTACGTCAAAACCACCACCGACAACCAGTTTGTCGAGTATCCCTACGGCGCTGAAGAGCTGGTGCGGGACAATCCCGGCTTCGGCTACACGCCCTATTCCAATTTCGTTGAGATATTTCCCCACACCGATGCTTACAGTGTCCGTGGGTTTCGCATTCAGTATGTAGAAATCGACGCTGATCCGGTCTATGACGGGATGACGCAGACGGTTTCTCGCTCGCCTGAGCCGTTTGTGCGTGGCGGCAAATGGGTCTTCTCGTGGATTGTCCGCGATCTGACGCCCGAAGAAATTGCCAACATGGAGAAGATGCGAGCCGAAATGCTACGTCCTTGAGGGGGGATTATGACCGACGAGCTAGAGCAAATACACTGTTTTCCGACGACCATTTATGTAGTCAAGAAGCCGCGATTCCTAGACACGGTTCGTCCTGTCGTTGATGAATATATCGAGAAGCGCAAGAAGGAACAGGGTCAGCACAACGAAGTCTACCCTGTCCATATGACCGACAACATATTCGAAGACCCGCGTCTGGAGGACTTCTGCTCCTATATCGGCGGCACGGCGTGGGGCATTCTGGGCCTTCAGGGCTACGACATGCAGAAATTCAGCACGTCATTCACGGAACTCTGGGGCCAGCACCACTACAAATACTCGGGCATGGACCAACACGTTCATCCCTACGGCTCTCAGATCATTGGCTTCTACTTCCTTCGATCACCGCAGGGCGGCTCTACGGCTACGTTCCACGATCCTCGCGCTGGCAAGGTGCAGGCCAGTCTGCCTGAGCTGGATATGCGGCAGATCAGCGGTGCGAGCAATCAGATCAATGTGGCTCCAGAGGCTGGGACCATGATCTTTACAAATGCGTGGTTGCCGCACTCATTTACCCGCAATAGTTCTGAAGACCCGGTGGCGTTCATTCATTTCAATCTGGGCGTCATTGCCAATCCTCTTGCCCCGGCGGCAGAGGTGATCTGATGAAGTACCACATCAGATACAACAAGACGGCTGGCGAACCGGGACGAGGAACGCCGGATCACAAGTGGCGTGTGTTTGAAGGCGAAAAAGAATACCTTTTCAAGAATTTCCAAGTGAACGTGCCGTGCCATAATGAATTTGCTCACGGCGAGTGGAATCTTGCCTGTGAAGGCGCATTGTCTATAGACCGTGAAACGTCTACGGCTACTATCAAGGCGGCGGATTAAATTACGGGGGGACTACATGCCGACAAGTTCGCAATCTGGTAAGGCAAGCATCAAGTGGGTTCTGTCAAAACTGCCGGAGCCTAAAACCGCTCTGGATATAGGCTGCGGAGAAGGCACATACGCAAAGCTGTTTCCGAAACTGGAGTGGACCGGCGTTGAGATTTGGGAGCCATACGCTGAGAAGTACGGCTTACAGGCTCTGTATCAGAACTTTATCCTTCAAGACGCCCGTGAGTTCTCGACAGACGAGCATTTCAACGTGTGCTTTCTCGGTGATGTCCTTGAGCATATGACGGTAGCCGAAGCAACGGTTCTCGTTGAAAAGGCAAAGTCTTGGGCTGACACGGTTATCATCAGCATCCCAATCGGCCATTACCCGCAAGACGAATACGATGGCAACCCCTACGAGCGTCACGTCAAAGACAATTGGTCGGACGTTGAAGTCAAGGAGGCTTTTGGCAAGCCAACGTGGTCGATTGTCGATGCTGAAATAGGGGTATACGCTTATTCCAAGCACGAGATTGCATTGAGCTACTGCGTGTACGCGGTCAGCAAAAACGAGGAGCAGTTCGTTGAGCGATTTTGCAAATCGGCTGAAAATGCGGATTACATCCTCATTGCGGACACAGGCAGCACGGATCGCACGGCTGATCTCGCCTTCGAGAGCGGCGCGGTTGTCCATGATATTTACATCAACCCGTGGCGGTTTGATCTTGCTCGCAACGCTGCTCTTGCTCTTATTCCCCGGAAGTTTGATATTTGCATTAGTCTGGATTTGGACGAGGTTTTAGAGCCCGGTTGGAAAGAAAAGATTGAGGCTGTCTGGATACCCGGCAAGACAACGAACCTCTGGTATTATTTTGACTGGGGTCACAATATCAAGTTTCCGTACCGCAAGATTCACAGCCGTCACGGCTACCATTGGCATCACCCGTGCCATGAAGACCTACGGATTGACGGTCGCGTTGAGCATGTAACCGCTTGGTGCGATCACCTTCTTGTCAGCCACCACCCTGACCCGACCAAGAGCCGTGGGCAATACATGGAAATTCTGGAAGTCTCTGTCAAAGAAGACGACAAAGACCCGCAGCATTTCTTCTATTACGCTCGCGAACTGACGTTCTACCGGCGCTGGGACGAGGCTAAGAAGGCTCTCACAACCTATCTGGGCATGAACGCGGCCAGCAATCAGAACGAGCGGTGCTACGCTATGCGTCTGATGGGCAAGTCATACGCTGAGACGGGCGACACAGCGCAGGCTGAAAAGTGGTATTATCAAGCTGTAGGCGAGGCTCCCAATACCCGTGAGCCGTGGTACGAGCTTGCCATGCTCATGTATCGCCAGCACCGCTGGGAGGAATGTTTTGCCTCGGCAATGCGTGGCCTGAAGATCAAGGATAAGGCTCTGGTCTATACCTGCGACCCAACCGTATGGGGATATGGCCTCCATGATCTGGCGGCTATTTCCGCTCACAACCTTGGTCTGCGGGATATTGCAATCAAGCAGGGTGAGATAGCTGCATCTATGGAGCCAAATGATCTTCGCTTGCGGAGCAATCTGAAGTACTATTCCGGCACAGTCGATGGCGAGGGGGAGAAGGCGGCATGATATGGATTTTCAAACCCTATTTAACGTAGCCGCTGGCATTTTTCTATCGACTCTTGGTTGGTTTGCCCGTCAGCTTTGGGATGCGGTTAAAGAACTTCGAGCCGACCTGCATAAGGTTGAGATGGACCTGCCGCGCAATTATCTTGCAAAGGAAGAGTTTCGCGAGGATATGCGTGAGGTTAAAGCAATATTAAATGAGATATTCCGCAAGATAGACGAAGTTCGTGACCGAAAGGCAGACAAATGAAAATGTCAGGAAACGGCCTTGATCTGCTTAAGGATTTTGAGGGGCTTAAACTCAGGGCCTATCTTGATCCCGTAGGCATCTGGACTGTGGGTTATGGCCATACCTCTGCCGCAGGCCCCCCGGCTGTCACCCCCGGCCTTGTAATAACTCAGGGGGAAGCTGAGGAAATACTGAAGCGCGACATGGCTCAATACGAAGACGGCGTTCGGCAGCACGTCAAGGCCACCCTGACGCAAGGCCAGTTCGATGCTTTGGTGGACTTTGCCTACAACGCTGGCGTTGGGGCTCTCGCTAAGTCTACGCTGCTAAAGCGGGTCAACGCTGGCAAATTTGACGAAGTGCCAGCCGAGTTTATGAAATGGACCAAAGGCGGCGGTAGGGAGTTACCGGGCCTAGTCCGCCGTCGCAGAGCAGAAGCAAAGCTCTGGCGCGGCATAGACACCGATACGCCGGTAGTGGTTGCAGAATCGAGCGCAGCGCCGGACCGGCCCAAAGCGTCCGAATCCATCATCCAGTCCAAAGAGGCGAACGCTGCCGTGGTGGCTGGCAGCTTGAGTACGATAGCCATCGCGCAGGAGGCCATCCCGCTAATCCGTGACGGCGGCAACCTGATTAGCTCTCTCAGCCCAACGATCCTGATCTTTGTCGCCATTATCGCCGCTGCGGCAATTATCTGGTACTTCAGAAAACAAAGGCTTGATGAGGAGGGCGCATGATTCCCTTGTTCTTTACCCCTCTTGGGCGGTACATCACCATTGGCGGCGGCATTCTTGTCGTCCTCTTTGGCGTCTATTTTAAAATCAGGGCGGATGCCGTCGAGGACATAAAGGCAAAAGCCCAAGCCGACATCATCGAGAGGACGCAAAATGCGCTGGATGCTGCTAATGCCGTTAATCTTAATCCTGAACGGTTGCGCGACACTGACGGGAATCGTCGGGACTGAGAATACGAATACCAAGGTCTGCGCTGTTTGGCGGGATATTTCGTGGTCAAAGAAAGACACCGACCCGACAATTGCCGAAATCAAGGTAAACAACGCCAAACGTGGGGCGTGGTGCTACGACGTCAAATAGGTGCTAGAATAGAGGATCAGCGGGGTTAACATGACAACCGGCCTTACATACAGCACTTACAAGACGCAAATAGCAACCTTGGCTGTCGTCGAGGAAGCTGACTCTGCGTTTGTTACGATCCTCCCGCAGATGATTACTTACGCCGAAAACCGGATGTATCGTGATCTTGACTTCCTGTTCACGTCTACGGCCATAACCGGGTATCCTTTGGTTACGGGCAGCCGATCGTTGACAGTCCCAGAAGGGACGTTTGTCGTCACAGAGCAGATAAACGTAATCACGCCTGCGGGGACGATTAACCCCAATCTTGGCACTAGAAACCCATGTTTGCCTGTCGCTAAGGAGTTCCTTGATGCGGTATATGGGTCTTCAACATCGACCGGCATGCCACAGTATTTCACTGCGTTTAATGACAATCTTTATTATGTTGGCCCGTTCCCCGACCAGCAGTACTACGTTGAGATCGTTGGCACATACCGACCAGATAGTCTTTCCTCGGCTAACCCCGAAACCTTTATCAGCAAATACTTACCAGACGTATTTATCATGGCGAGCATGATCTATGTGTCGGGCTACCAGCGCAACTTTGGTAGGGCCTCCGATGACCCGGCAATGGCCCAGTCCTATGAGGGCCAGTACCAAATTCTTCTGAAGGGCGCTACGGTGGAAGAGGCCCGCAAGAAATTTGAGGCCAGCGGTTGGACATCTCAGTCTCCGGCTGTCGTAGCTAGTCCGTCGAGGTAAACAATATGCCTCATGCTTCAGTCAAGCTAATCCCCGGTGTTGATCAGAACCGTACCCCGGCTTTGAATGAAGCTGGTATATCGGAGTCAAACCTTGTCAGGTTTATTCCTGATCGACAGGGGTTTGGGCTTGTCCAGAAGCTTGGCGGTTGGACGAAGTTTTATCCTAGCCCTACCGCGTCAATAGTGCGGGCGCTCTGGGCTTGGCAGGACACCAATGCAAATCGCTATTTGGCGGTTGGGGCGCAAGAATCATTAGAATATATAACTTCTGGGACAAAATACGACATAACGCCAAGGGAGATAACCACAAACCCTGCTGTAGATTTGAGTGTTACGTCTGGCAGCAACATAGTCACCGTTGTGGATACTGGCAGCAACATTACCGATTATGATGATGTCTACATAGAGACACCTATATCGGTTGGTGGCATTGTTCTTTTCGGGTTGTATTCTTGCATTAACCCATTTGTTGACCCCGATGAGTATAAGATAGCCGCCGTAGATGTTTTTGGCTTGCCAATTAACGCTACTTCGACCGTTACAAACGGCGGGACAATAGTGAACTTCAGCACAACATCAGGCAGCGCTGTTGTTGAGGTTGCGTTAATAGCTCATGGGTATGTAGTGGGCGATACGTTTCCGATAATCGTGTCCACTGTAGTTGGCGGCATCACGCTTTTTGGGAACTATATTGTATCCTCAGTCACTGATCCCGACACGTTTAGCATCATTGCCAAGAACTTAGCATCCTCGACTGTTAGCAATGAGGACATGAATGGCGGTGACGCCCGGTATAGATATTTTATTGGTCAGGGGCCTGTGCCAGTTGGGACAGGGTATGGCGTTGGCGGGTATGGTGAAGGTGGCTACGGGTCCGGTGTTCCTCCTCAGCCGGAAGAAGGCAACCCAATCACCACCTTGGATTGGACGTTGGATAATTGGGGTGAAATCCTTGTCTCTTGCCCGCTAGACGGCCCTATCTATGAGTGGAGCCCGCTCGCCGGATATTCTATTTCTTTCGTTATTGGTGAAGCTCCCATCGTCAATGCGGGTATCGTGGTTGCGATGCCTCAGAGGCAGATCATCGCTTGGGGCTCGACATTCACCGGCATCCAAGACCCGCTTCTGATCCGCTGGTGTGACGTAGACAACTACCTCGTTTGGGAAGGTCTTGTCAGCAATCAGGCAGGATCGTACCGGATGCCGAAGGGGTCAAAGATCATCCAGTGCATTCAGGGTCCGCAGCAGACGCTGGTGTGGACTGATGTCAATCTGTGGGCGATGCAATATGTTGGCCCTCCTTTTGTCTATCAGTTCAACGAACTCGGGTCTGGGTGCGGCCTGATAGGTCGTAAGGCGGCGGCATCTCTGAATGGCGTAGTCTATTGGATGGGGCAGTCCCAGTTTTATCGCCTTGCCGGGTCAGGCATTGAAACAATCCGGTGTCCTGTTTGGGATGTTATCTTCCAAGATTTGGACACAACTAACCTCGACAAGATCAGGATCGCGCCAAATTCAAGATTTGGAGAGATTGCTTGGTTTTACCCAACGTATGGAAATGGAGGCGAACCCAACAAGTACGTCAAATACAACATTGTGCTTAATGAATGGGACTACGGCACCCTTGAAAGGACCGCGTGGATTAACGAGTCCGTGCTTGGCCCGCCTATTGGGGCTGGTCCGCTTCCCGGCGGCGGTGGCTATTACATCATTCAGCATGAGACATCTTCTGATGCGGTAAATTCCAGCGGCAACCCAATTGCAATGAACTCATCGTTCCAGACCGGCTATTTCGTCATGAACGACGCCGATTTGAAGATGTTTGTGGATCAGGTCTGGCCGGACATGAAATGGGGGTATTTTGGCGGCAGTCAGAATGCTCAGGTAAATCTGACGTTCTACGTTAACGATTACGCTGGTCAGACACCGCTGGAATATGGCCCATTTCCTATGACTAGGTTTACCCCATTTCTAACGCCAAGGTTCCGTGGCCGTCTTGTTTCCATCAAGATGGAGAGTAATGACGTTGGGAGTTTTTGGCGGATTGGTAATATGCGGTATCGCCTACAAGCCGACGGCAAGTTCTGATGGCGTTTATCAATAGGAGGCTGCCATCGCATCCCTAGACGATATTTTAACCACCCAAAAGAACGGCGTTATTGCGATCAATAACTTGAATCAGACAATGGCTCTGATTTTGACGCAGGTGGCTGCTCTTGCAACGACAATCACGGGTGTCATTGGGCCAACTGGACCTACCGGAGCCCTTGGGCCAACTGGACCAACTGGCGCTGGCCCGACTGGTCCTACAGGAGCCGGGCCAACCGGCCCCACTGGCCCAACTGGTCCAACTGGCCCATAAGGATCAAACATGCCGAACGCTCCGTCACCGAAAGTCACCACGGATAAGGTCCACACCGGCCCCATCCACAGCCCCGTGGCTGGGCGTACTGACCACTTGCCTATGCATGTCCCGTCCGGGTCTTATGTAATCCCGGCTGATATTATTTCAGCTATGGGCGAAGGCAACACAATGGCCGGGTTCCGCGTGGCAAATCAGATATTTAACGGGCGTAAAAGCAAAGGTGTGGGTCTTCCATATGAAGACAATAATCTAGATGGAGGCCCGCCGAGGCTGCCTGCGGTTCCTATTGTCGCAGCGGGCGGCGAATATGTAATTCACCCCGATGATATTCTTGTTATTGGCAAGGGTGATATGGAACGGGGTCATGAAGCTCTAGATGAGTTTGTCCTGAAAATGCGGGCAAAAACGGTTAAGACTCTGAAAGGTCTTGCCGGTCCAAAGAGAGATTGATTCGTTAGGGGGTATTATGGGGGAAGTTAGAATAGCTGTGCCACGAGATTTGCAAGCTTTAATGGGTTTGTCTCTGGCTTCGTGTGAGGAAAATGGCTTTGTGAACCCAAATCCAGAAAAACTGGCAAACGAAATATGGCCAGCGCTGCATTTAGATCATGGGGTTGTCGGTATTATTGAAGATGCGAATGGCCAAGCAGAGGGCGGCGTTCTGCTCAGAGTCGGGTCTATGTGGTATAGCGACCAAATGGTTGTGGAGGAAAAGGCTATATTTATTCACCCAGACTTTCGAGACGCCAAAGGGGAGCGAGCGAAGAAGCTCTTTCAATTCTCCAAGTCGGTTGCTGATTCTTTGAATATGCCTTTGATGATTGGTGTTCTTTCGAACGAACGTACCAAAGCTAAGGTTAGGATGTACGAGCGGGAGTTTGGCAAAGCAGCCGGGGCGTATTTCTTGTACGGAGCGAAAACAGGGATTTCACATAAGGCGGCTGAATAATGGCTAAGGGGGACAATATGCTAGCGTCAGGAGACACGTCAGAAGGACTCATTATTAGGCTTGGGACTCCAGCAGATTTAGACGAGGTTATGAAAGCAGCGGTGGCCGCTGTAGCTGAAATAGGGCTTGTTGACCCTGACCCGGTAAGGCTTTTGCAAGATGTTTGGCCAGCATTAAACCAAGACCGAGGACTTGTTGGGATTATTTGTAAGCAAAACGGCAAAGCAGAGGGCGGCGTCCTTCTCCGCGTTGGGAAGATGTGGTATTCAAATCAGGACGTGCTGGAAGAAAGAGTTATATTTATTCCGCCTGAATTTCGAAGCGCCAAGGGGGGCCGGGCGACACGCCTGTGCGAGTTTTCTAAGAAGGCTGCTGAAGACCTTGGAATACCTCTCCTTATTGGGGTCATGTCCAGTGTCAGAACAGAAGCTAAAGTAAAGATGTACGAGCGCCAGTTTGGGAAGCCTACAGGTGCAGTATTTCTTTATAATGCGACCCCGTTGACGAGAGGAAGCTAGCATGTGCGGTGGCGGACAAACATCGACATCGACGGTAACGATTCCGCCAGAGGTTCTTAAGAACTATCAGGAGGTTTATGCCCGAGGCAAACAGATTGCCGAAAAGCCTTTTCAAGAATACTCCAAAGACCCGAATGCTTTCGTCGCGGGGATGACCCCGACACAGCAAGCCGCACTTGATAATATTAACTCCGTTCAAGGCATGGCTACGCCTGACGTGCAAGAAGGTCAGGGCTATATCCGTCAGGGGATGGAAGAGGGGCGCGGCCTCCAAGGGGAATCTCTTGGTACGGCTCAACGTGGTCAGGGCATTGGCGAAGAGCTTTATGGCCGGTCACTTGACACGTCTTCGGGGGGGTTGAGCGATGCGCGTCAAATCTATGGCCAAGCTCTTCCTACGATTGCCCGCGCAGCCTTATCTGGGGAGAATTACGCTCAAGATGCAGCAACACGTTTGTATGCCGGTTTAAGTCAAGCTCAACCTTATGTGAATGAGGCCGCGAATCTTACTCGCATGGGGCTAGGGGCTGGCCAGCAATACGCTGGAATGGCTGGCAAGTATCTTGGTGCGGGAACGCAGAATGTAGGTCTTGGGGGGCTTGATACCGAAAGATATATGTCTCCCTACCTTAACCAAGTTGTTAGAACTACACAGGCGCTACAGGCTGAAGAAAACGAAAAGCAACGCTCTGCTCTTAAAGGTAATGCTATTCGATCTGGAGCTTTTGGCGGCGACCGCGCTGGCATTGCACAGGCCAATCTTGCCCGCGAACAATCTTTGGCAAATACAGCAACTCTGTCCAACCTTCTTCAACAAGGCTATGGGCAAGCTCAAGGCGTTGCGGGCCAACAACAACAAGCAGATTTAAGCGCCAGACAGGCAAATCGGACAGCCCAGCAATTTGGGGCGCAGCAAACTTCAGCATTGGGTCAACAGCAGTTTGGTCAGGCTCTGTCAGCCGCCCAACAGCAGGCCGCACTTGCGCAAGCTTTATATTCTCAAAACATTGGTCAAGGTCAAGCAATTGCAAGTCTAGGTCAGCAGCAATTTGGTCAAGGGATTACTACTGCTCAAACTGGGGCGGGTATGGGCAAAGACAT